CCGCCTCAAACATCGACAACTACCCCCACGGTCGTTGACGTTCAACCATCCACGCCCTCAACCGAAACCACCGTTCCCGAACCCGAAACCACAGAACCAGAAACATCTACAACCGTTCCTGACGAGACTCTCCCAGAACCTGTTGAGCCTGATGTGACAACCATTCCTGAGACAACCGTTCCTTATCCTGAAGTTGAGCCTGCTCTTGACGAAACAGAACAGCCAACAGACACAACAGAGCCGCAGGAAGATACAACAGATACAACACTATTAGAAGAAACGAATTCATCAACCACCACCCTACCCGAAACCGTTATCGAAATATCAGCAGATGAACCTGTCACCGACGAACAACTAGAACAAATCTTGGACACCCTCACCGAAGCCGCATCGGAACAGATAGTCGCCGCCGTCACCCAACTCCTTAACACCGACATCACCTCAGAGCAAGCCACCGAAATAGCATCCAGCCCCCAAGTCCTAGCCGCTATCACCGAAACCCAAGCCGAAGAACTATTCGAAGAAATCGTGGTAGAAGAACTATCCGAAGAACAGTTGGCACAGTTCACCGAAGCCATCCAGCAAGCCCCAACCAAAATCAAAAAAGCGTTCGAAAAAACCATAAACATCTTCGGCTCTCAATTCGAAGACTATGTACCAACAGGGTCCAACATCCCCGTAGGTGAACGCCGAACATTGGTAGCCGCAGGCGCACTCATGGCGGCAATCCCATCAACTAGAGTTAGACGCTAATGAAAAAAATTATTGCCTACATAGCCGACAACACCTGGACATGGGTTGGCACGGGCATGGTGCTAATCACCCTTTCGGGACCAACCCTGCGCCAAGCCTTGCTTCTCACAGGGGTTGGCATAGTGCTACACTCGCTTATATCCCTTTCACAGAAAGACACAGAATGAACGCAGCAATAGCAAAAGCCCTAGACCTCGGACAACGCCTCATATCGTTGTTCATCGCATCAGCCCTACCCATCATCACGGGTGGCGCAATCCTCGGCGTCGATGTATTTAAATCGGCTGGTGTCGCAGGGCTCACAGCCCTGTTCGGTGTCGTGCAAAAACTCGCGGCAGCGTCGGTTGACGGCGAGTTGACCTCGGAAGAAATCGCGGCGGCGTTCGGCACACCGAAAAAGAAAGCAAAATGAAACTACCCGTAACCAAAGTCAAACTCCCTAAAGATTTGAAGGGAGCGCAGAACGGGCGTTTGCCCGACGCTTTGCTTCAACCCATTAAACCCGCAGGAAAACTTCATCATCTTGCGGCACGAGCATGGGCGGCTATGCACGATGCCGCTATGCAGGCTGAAGGAACCAAACCGTTTAAACCGACATCATCTGCCGATGCTTACCGTTCTTTCGAACAACAGTTGGCGGGGTTCATGTCACGGTTTGTTGAGAAGGACACGGGCACAGGCACGACCCGCACCCACAAAGGAAAGAAATGGTTCCTTAAAAAAGGTATGGCTCCGATGGCGTCCCCTGGCACATCGAATCATGGGTGGGGTTTGGCTGTGGATGTTTGGTCAGCGAACGGCGCACGTTTAGATTGGATGTTGCAGAACTGTGCCAAGTATGGGTTCAGTTGGGAAGTTCAATCCGAGCCGTGGCATATTCGTTATGTCGCTGGTGAGGATGTCCCTCAAGCGGTGTTGGATTTTGAAGCGAAAACTAAGCCTGCATAATGGATGGCGGGTGGGCGTTAATACTGTCTGCTGTAGTGACAGCGGTAGGCGGTGTGATTGTTACAGTCATCGCCCAGTTTCGTAAAGAAAACCAAGAAGACCACGCTGTTGTTGCGAATATGTTGCAACACTTGTTTGGTAGTGTTGGCAGGGTGGAAGTTAAAGTTGACAAAGTTGGCGCAGATTTAGAAAGCCATATTCGCGAACATAAAAAGTAGTATGCCGACAGCATTCTGTAACAAATGTAACACGCTAGTTACTCATCAGCCAAACAAAACAATCGGTTGCCGATGCGACCCAGACGCCCCGACGTGGATAGCGTACAAACCTGACGGCAAACTTATGTTTATGAGCCACGCAAATTATTCGGAAACAACCGACTAACATTTCGTCGACCTGATAACTTGTCGGGTCCTATGACAAGAGAAACGCTATACAATATAAGGAAATTTTTGGTAAAAGCAAGGGTCGCGAGCCATGCAGAAGAACAAGAATTCTTCCAAGTTTTAGCGGAACTCGACCGAATGATACAAACAACTCCGCCACGGCGCATACCCCAACAACTAAACTAGGGTTATGTCCGAAGGGCGCAAACACACGATGGTGCTAATAATCTGGCATGATGCGCACTCGGTAAGCACGGGCTGGATGCCGACAGCAGACATCGAACCAGACCCCGCCGTGGTTCACTCCGTCGGTTGGCTGTTACCCGACGCCAAACCAAACCATGTTGTTATCGCCCAATCTTATTTGGATGAATCATCGGACCACATTCTTGCCATCCCATCGAAAATGGTTGAAAACATAAAAATCTTGTCTTAGGGGTTGACACGCATCACAATCCGCGATACAGTATTACATACAAGAAGGGAGACACATGAATATCACGCTACAACGCATAGCAAAACCAACACACGGGGAACAGGACTGGCTGGACCTCAGATTTTGGGACGACAAGAAACGTAAACGGGTATCAGCGTCAGCGGTCGCAGCCATCTACGGGCTGCATCCGTTCGTGCCAGCAGACAAATACGCAGCCGAACTATTGGGTGACGTACCACCGTCACCGATACCGCCGAACCCAGCGATGGAACGAGGCAACCGTCTCGAACCGTTCGTGTTGCAATGGGCTTGCGACAAAACAGGTGTCGCATACACCACGCCAGAAGAAATGTTTGCCGCGGAAACACCCGAAGGCGCACGCATGATAGCCACCCTCGACGGCTTACACGAGACCGACGGCGAACGATTGGTTTTGGAAATCAAAACAATGTCACGGGAATGGGACGGCGAACTACCCGATTATTGGCGCATACAGGGAATCCAGCAAGCCATTTGCGCCGATGTGGATGTCATCACATGGGCGATATTCGACTCGACAATGGTTCTCTACATCCATGAACAGAAGATAACCGACGCCGAAAAACAGGAGCATTGTGACGCCGTGGCGAAATGGTTGACATCCATCGACCTCGGCATCACCCCAGACGGCGTGCATTGGTCATACGAAACGATTAGCACCCGTTATCAGAAGCCAACAGGGACAACGGTTGAACTGCCATCAACAGCCGCACAACTAATTCAAGAATTGAAATTTGTTAAAAAAGAATTGAAACAATTAACAGAATTAGAAGACAAATTGAAAGCCGAATTGTGCGAAATGATTGGCTCCAATGAATACGCCACCGTTGACGGCACAGTTGTCGCCACATGGAAAGGCAGAACATGGTCAAGCCTTGACATCAAAGCAATCAAAGCAATGGAACCAGCAATAGCAGAAAAATATAGTCATCAAGTAACTAACAGAACACTTCTTTTGAAAGGGGAAAAAGCATGAAACTAGAAGACATACTCACCAAGTACGCAGTACCAGACCCGTCGATTGTCGGCAAACTACCGAGAGGTGGCATCCAACTCGATTTCGTGGGTCACGCAGAAATCACACGCATCCTCATCGACATCGACCCGAACTGGTTTTGGGAACCGTGCGGTTGGGTTGACGGCAGACCAGCAATCACGGAAGTGAACGGCATGGCTGTCATGTGGGGCAACCTCACCATCCTCGGCAAATCCATGCTCGGTGTCGGTTCGGTGCGTGCAGACAAACCCGACTTGGACAAAGAACTCATCGGGGATTTTCTACGCAACGCATCCATGCGGTTCGGTATCTGTCTGTCGCTCTGGTCTAAATCGGAATGGGATGACAACAAATCAGTAGCGGGGAAGCCACAAGCAGGCAAGGCTGTGGCTTCCACCGTGACCGACGACAATGCGCCGTTGACTAAAACACAAGTCAAACAATTCGTCGATGCCTGCGAGAAAGCAGGGTTGACACCTAGCGTGGTCGCAGAAAAAGCAGGCTTGGACTGGACTGGACAAATCCTACAAAAAGACTTATCAACGTTGCGTAAAGCGTTTACAGAACTAAAAGGCGCAACCAATGGCTAACCACAGAACGGTAGACCCAACAGGAGAAACACGTTCAACAGCCGTCATCGCTTTGCGTCTCACATCAGAACAAATGGATGTGGTCAAAAAGTTATGTAAAGAACGTGGCGTCAATCGGAGCGCATTATTCCGCCGACTGTTAGCAGAGGAGACAGCACGTGTCGAAAGAACGCGCTAAAGGAACCAGTTTTGAAACGTTCGTCGTGAACTATCTCAAACAATTTTACCCGTTTGCGGAACGCCGAACATTGCACGGCGTACACGACAAAGGAGACATCGCAGGCACGGACCCGCGACTCGTTTGGGAATGCAAGAACCAAAAGATTCTCAACTTCTCGACATGGTTACACGAGGCTGAGGCGGAACGGGTGAACGCTGGAGCAGAAATCGGATTGGTCGTGGCGAAACGCCGAAGTTATGGCAACCCCGCTGACCAGTACGCGATACTCAGACTGGAAGACCTTATGACAATCCTTAAGAAAGCAGGCTACTGATGGAAGACATAGCAAGGGAACTGTACGAATGTTTGATGGAACGCATCTACTCCATCAATCAACCACCCGTCTACATGCGACCTTCGACAAGGGAACGGTTGGCGTTGGACGCTTTTCTGAACCGTGGATACGGGGCGGCGAAACCGAATGATTGAACGTGTCGAAGGTTATGCGCCATCGCATGACATCAACCCGCATGATTTCAAAAAAGATTTAGCGTTCGGACATCAAGGCGAACAAATAGTCGCACAATTTCTTTCGGATTTGAGCGACGGTGCGTTCGAAGTGAAGTATGACAGGTTCCGCAACGGAAGAATTTTTGTAGAATACGAACAGAACCCGCGAAACGCAGGCTGGAAGCCATCT